CTGCTGTGCCTTTGCCTCTCAGAGAAAATCGTGGGCGGGGGTGGGTCGGGTAGGTCTGCCGTTACCGCGTCGCCCGTTGCATGATCTATGGGCTGGCCTGAGCTCGCTCTCGGGGTCGCCAGGGGTTACATGGTCTGCAGCCCAGGGGTCACCCTCTCGGGCAGTATCTCCACAGATCCAACAGTGCGTTGCGCTTGCTCTTACCTTCGCGGCTCTAGCCCTGTACGTGCCCTGGTAGTGAGCTTTAGGGCCACGCCTGCGCCACCTAGCGTTATCTACTGCGAGTTGATGCACTCGACAACGTGACGCGCCTATAACTAGAAGGCCGCAAACTATGCAAGGTTTTTTAATGTCTGCCATTTGCTCTACTAACTCTCTAGCGTCGCGGGTAATCGGTGGAGCTGGTAAGCGCCTTTGAGGGCCTTGAGTGACTATGGCTCTAGGCCAGACACTTACCAGCACCTAATCCACCTTTACCTATTCCTAACCTCACCCCGAAAGGTAAGCCTTGCGCTAGGTGCTCAAGCTCGCCTAAGCCTGAGCCCTAGCTGGTACCAGGGGCCGAGGCCCGAGGCAATTCTCTTAAACGAGTAGCCCCGATAGACGACAGATAGCCAGAGGATTAGGCACGACTAAATCGCTTCTAAAGGTCACTCGAATTTGGCTCGAGTCGCTAGCAAATAAGACGCTTCGGTCTATCTCGATAGCCGGCTCATTACGCAAAACGACTTTGAGCTCTGGCGCGTCTACTACGTATATAGAGCCAGTAATGCTCGAGGTGCCTTTTGTCTCTGTCTGTGAGAGTTGGCTAGACAGATAGACCGGCACGCCAAACAGCTGGTTTTGAGTTTTTGCTGCGATGCTCGAGGAGGTCGCCTGGCTTAGGTAGCGGCCCGAGGTGTCTTTAACAGTGGAGAGAGTCGCCCAAAGTTTTGGATTCATAAAAATAGCCGTAGGGTTTGCGTTGCTCTGCTGGAGGGCAGCGATGCCTGAGGCTACAAAATCGAGAGTAACGGTCGAGCCGTTAGCGCCGCTTGCGGTACCAGTATTTATGCCGCTGACGTTTTTTAGGCCGGTTACCTGGTTGCTGGTGCCTGAGCCCTCAAAAAATCCTAGATCCATTTTTAGTGCTACCTGGCTCACTGCGTTTGATGCGGTGGCCTCCCAAATAGAAGGCAGAGAATCGAGCGCTAGCTCATTAGAGACAGTCTGCAGAATCGCTACCTTTTTAGGGGTTGCGGTAACGGTTGCGGCTGTCATGTCGCTAGCGGTGATTGTGTCGCCTTCGCCATACCAGGCGGCTGTTGCGCCTGCTGAGATTGCGGGGAAGCTGATTGCATGGCGGTCTGTGTTAATTACTGTTGCGCCGGCTTGCATTAAAACGCTCTTAGCTCGCAGGTAGTTAAAGACGGTTGTGCTGAGCTCATTTGGCGCGAAGGGTGCGCCCGATCCTGAGCCGCCTACTAGCGCTCTTACTAGCCATTCTCCCATTGGAGAGTCACTGCCCATTGTGCGCGTGTCGCCCATAAAAGCGGGGGGCGCGTTAGTGCGGCTGCTCTGCTCTCTGAGCTCTGCTGTGCGTTGTGTGGCTTCGTCGCGTGCTGTCATGTTTGCGCGCTTCGATTCTGCCCATCGGAGCTCTAGCTCATCGGTTAGGCCTTTGACTTTTGCCATGCGGCTGTCAAAATCGCGTTGCTCTGAGGCTAAAAGGTTTCTGCCTGCTAGCGCTGCTCTATCGAGGATTCGCGCTACGTGCTCGCGCTCTGCTTTTAGCTCTGTTTCTATTTCGTGGGGGTTTTTCATTGGGGGTTTCCTTTAGAGGGGTATGCCTAGAGCTAAGTGCTCAAAATAGGCAGAGAAAGATTCGGGGCCAGTGTTGCGAGGTGCTCAGCCGGCGGCTCTAGCGACTCGGTGCGCCTGGTGCGCTTCGCAGGTAACGGGGTTAGCTGCTAGGTCTAATTTTACTACAGGGTGGGGGTACTTATCTAGGGGCCTCAATTGTTTTTAATTGGTGGCACTAAATAGAGGACGCGTGTCTCGAGGTCTGCGGCTTGCTCTGCAATATCGTCGCGAAGATTGACCGCGTCGATTAGTACCTCATTCGCTAGCTCTGCTACTTGGGGCAGGTTGCTTTCCTTTAGCAGCCAGTCTCGAAGGTCGGCTAAGAAACAGCACAAGATCGCATAATCGTTTGCAGTTGCAGAGCGAGCGATATTCAAATTGCAACACTTTCTGTTTTCGCATGACCATTTTCGCATTGGTCGGCAGTCACCACAATGCCTAAAAGGCCATAGCATTCAACGCATTGAATAGATTCCCTTTGAGTGATTGATGATTGCTTAAGGTTTCTCAGCGATCTTCTATATCTATCTTCTATCTTCGGTGCATATTTCTTAGCAGTGGTAAGGGTTTTAGCGTTTTCTAACGCCGTTTCGCCCGACTTGGGTGCCGTTTCGCCCGACTTCAGCGCTACTTCGCCCGACTTGGGTGCCGTTTCGCCCGACTTCGTTTTGACACCTTTAACGACCTCATTCCAACAGAGAATCGTGACGGTTAGACCATTGCGAGGCTGCTTGACCGAGCTGACCAGATTGAGTGCTTCCAGTTTCTTGAATGAGCCTGAGACAGTCTTTGCGCTTCGGTGAAAGTCTGTAGCCCAAGTACTAAAAGCAAAATTGCTCACTGACTGGCTGCGAAAGTCAGCTCGATCGACCAGGTTGAATAGCAAATGAAAATCTTTATCGCTTAGCTTGTGAGTGCTGGCGATCGCTGAGAGAGCACCGCGTTTAAGTTGTACGAAGCCTTTCATGGGCTCGATAACGTGAGCCATTAGACAACCATTACGCCTCTGCGCTTGTCTGTGTGGGCTTTGACGCTTCTACCAGTACCCCATCAGAGGGATCAGGCCTCGCCAGTGCGCGTAATACGATTTCGGCAATTAGGTCATAAGCTGCTCGCTCGCTAACTGGTGCGCTCATGACTTGATCTCTGCTTCAGAGATAAATGCTTGGAGCGCTTCAGGTGTGATGAGCCTTCGCCTGCCGACGCGCACACTCGGAATTAAGCCTATTTTTATAAGTCGATCGAAGGTAGTGAGGCTGACCCCGAGGCGGGTTGCAGCTGCGATCCTTGATATGAGCATTCTTTTTTCGCAATCAATTGCGACGTACCTGCATTACATCTATTTGGATAGGAAAGCCAAGGTCTTTGGCTTGAGGAATTATCCCACGCTTCCCTGCGCGCTAACAAGGGGTGAATCCTGTGTTTTTTTACCCAAAAGATTTACGCTGTATTTAGATCCATAAACCGCCACTCGACTTTTAACCTCGCGGGTTGGTAAATGTTTTTTGGCACAACAGCTGGAGCAACCACAATTTTCGTTATGAGCGCATCAAGGATTTGGCGTTTTTCGAGCACATCCATTTTGGGCCATGCCGCTAGAAACTGTTTACCGTTTCCAGCCATCTTCGCTGCCGGCCCTGCAGAGCTAACTTTTTCGATACTCGCTTCATTCGCGCCTATGCGCTCCATTATGCGATCTTTCATCCGTCTAAATTCGTTGCGGTCAATCAAGCCGTCGGCGTAGTCATTCTCGATTTCGTGTATTCGTGCTCGATCGGTGCCTAATTGATTTATTGCGCCAGTGACAGTTACGTCATCTTTTGCTGCTTTCTTATCTGCCCGCCTAATTGCCTTTTCAAAATCTGAGCTGTCTAGGTATTCGGCCACGAGGTCAAAAACGACTTGATCAGTTTCGGCACCTTTGATAGTGGTACCGCTACACCCTCCCAATTCGGGGGTTTTACAGGAGTAACGCAGCAGGCCTTCAGTGGTCTTTAAAGAGCCCATACCGCAACCACAACGACTGCACCTAAGTAGGCCCGTTAGTAAGTGTTTTCGGGGCTCATGGGCCCGCCCAAGGCCTTTTCTTGCCTCTCTCATAGCGCAAAGGCGCTCATGCTGATCGACAGTCAATATCGGTTTCCAATTGCCTTGGTGCGCTAGACCGGAATACTGGTTAATCGCAGCTACTCGAGGCGAGCACAACGTGCCAGTGAGATTTTCGACTGTCCAAAGTTTGCCTGCAACGGTAGTGATGCCACGCCTATTCAGATCACGCGCCACCGACCGGCAGGATTCACCGCTGAGCAACCTGGCTGCAGCTTCTCTCAAGATACGGGCTTCACTCGCGACCATCTTTAAACCATATTTGCCGCCAATTTCATAACCAAAACTGCGAGGCCCACCATAGAAGCGCCCTTCTGCTACTGCTTGCTCTTGTGCTCTTTTAATTCGCCGCCGCGAGGCGTCTGACGAGTGTTTGGCCAAGACCACATCAAAAGTTGCCCTTGTCTCGTCATTCTTTAGGTCGTAATCGCCCTGGATAGCAGTTATGAGCTTTACGTCATTGAGATTTGCAACACTCACAAACATGAAAAAATCCGAAACATCTCGCCAAAGACGGTCGGTATGCCACGCGATCACCGAATCGACCTGGCCTGCGTTAATGCTTGCCATCATTCGCTCGTATGCAGGCCTTGGCGGTTGCTTTCCTTTCTTGGCATAAGCAGATACGTCGTTATCTTCAAATATCTCTACGACTTGCCATTTCCTAGCTAACGCTGCTTGTTTGCAGTCTGCGAGCTGGCGCTCAACACCTGCTCGAGTGCCTTCTCTGTCTTGGCTGATTCTCACGTAAATGGCTGCTCTCATACTCAGACCCTATCAGTATGTTTTAACCATTTCCGGTGTATCAAGTCTGCTTTAAACATATATAGAGGAAATAGAGAATGTATACCGATAGGGTCTTACTTTTAACCTCTAGGCAAAAGGCAGGGCATGACAATGAAAAAGTGGGAATACTGTGCTGCGAGATTTAAATTTGATACACCAGTCCATGGCTACGGTGGTAAGGAGGAGCTCGATCAATTCGGCCGCGACGGTTGGGAATTAGTCTCCGCGCACGAGAATCGAATGGGGTGGATGTTGTGGTTTAAGCGAGAGATCAGCGACTGACGCTGCTAATCGGTTAGCTCGGTGCGCTCTATCTCTACATCGTCTGGCGCAGTGATCCCGAGCCTGCAGGGGCCGCCGCTAATGAGCGTTACCTCTATTTCGTCGCCATTGGGTAGCAGTAGCCTTATCGTTTCGCCGTCTCGCCTTGTCAGCACCAACATAGGTAACCCTCCTAGAGTCTCTGACTAAACAGTAACTAGATAGAAGGGGCAGGCAGTGAGGCTATTCAATACAAAAGTCAATGGGTATAAAATTAGACCAAGAGCCAAACTGATCAGTGCCGACCTGATCCGTGCCGACCTGTCGGGCGCCAACCTCGAGCGGGCCGACCTGACCGATGTCATGTTGATGTGGGCAGACCTGACCGGTGCCAACCTGACCGAGGCCTTCATGCCCTTTGCCCATCTGGGGGGCGCCAACCTGAGCGGGGCCAAGCTCACCAATGCCAACCTAATTAAGGCCGACCTGCGCGGTGCCAACCTGTCGGGCGCCAACCTAAACGGGGCCGACCTGCACAAAATCATTTGGGATGAAGACACTAAATGGCCTAGAGGTTTTACACCGCCACCTAGCGCCAGGTAACCCTCCTAGAGTCTCTCACTAACAGTAACTAGAAAGAAGGGGGCAGGCGATGAAACGTCTTAGATGGTTGTGGGTTGGGATAGTTGGGCTTTCGGTAGTAGGTGGGATAGTTGTTATCCTCCTACTTCCCGTGACCCCCGTGAGCACAGAGACCAGCAGCAGCAAGGTTGTAAATGGCTACACGATTGAAGCGTATGCCTACCTGGCCTATGCCGATCTAGTTCTTGCTGACCTGGCCAATGCCGACCTGGAAAATGCCGACCTGAGCGAGGCCTTACTTACCGATGCCGACCTGACCAATGCCGACCTTGCCGGTGCCGACCTGAGCGAGGCCTACCTGGTCTTTGCCGACCTTACCGATGCCAATCTTACCGATGCTGACCTGTTCGAGGCCGACCTGAGCGGTGCCGACCTGACCGGTGCCGACCTGAGCGGTGCCGACCTGCGCAGAATCATTTGGGATGAAGACACTGAATGGCCTGACGGTTTTTCACCACCCGCAAGCGCCGAGTAACCCTCCTAGAGTCTCTGATAACAGTAACTAGATAGAAGGGGCAGGAGTATGCCGACAGTTAATGGGTACGAGATCGAGCCAGAAGCCGAGCTGGCCGGTGCCGACCTTCGCAATTCCCACCTGGCCCGTGCCGACTTGAGCGGTGCCAACCTGACCGCGGCTGACCTTATAGGCGCCAACCTGAGCAAAGTCGACCTGAGCTATGCGTGGCTCGAAGATGCAAAACTGAGCGGTGCCAACCTGACCGCGGCTTACCTGCTCAATGCCGAGATGCGAGGCACCGAGTTGATCGCTGCCAACCTGCGAGATGCCTTTGGAATGGGGGTCTCCCTCTACCGTGCCAACCTAAGCAATGCCGACCTGCGCGATGCCAACCTGGTCGACGCAGGCCTGAGCGAGGCCAACCTGACCGATGCCAACCTGACCGATGCCAACCTCCGATCTGCCGACCTGAGCGGTGCCGACCTGCGCGGTGCCAACCTGGAAATTGCCGACCTGTACCGTGCAAAGCTGCGCGGGGCCAACCTGACCGATGCCAACCTAGAAGGGGCCAGGCTGGGCAAAGTCGACCTGGCCGATGCCAACCTGACCCATGCCAACCTAGAATCGGCCAACCTGACCGGCGCAAACCTGACCGGCGCAAACCTGACCGATGCCAACCTGCGCGGTGCCAAACTAGACAGAATCACTTGGGATTCGACCACGATTTGGCCTGAAGGTTTTACGCTGCCACCTAGCGCCGAGTAACCCTCCTAGAGGGTCTGTAATAACAGTAACTAGATAGAAGGGGGCAGGAGTATGCCGAAGGTCAATGGCTATAAAATTGGGCCGAGAGCGAAGCTGCAAGGTGCCGAGCTGAGCGGTGCCAACCTGAGCGATGACGCTTTATTGGATCCCGACCTGAGCGGTGCAAACCTTCAAGGTGCAACCCTGACCGGTGCAAACCTTCAAGGTGCAACCCTGACCGGTGCCAACCTGCGCGTTGCCAACCTGACCGGGGCCAACCTGAGCCATACCGACCTGAGCGATACCGACCTGAGTAATGCAGACCTGAGCGATGCCGACCTGAGCGGTGCCCACCTCACCGGCACCAACCTGAGCGATGCCAAACTGATCGGTGCCGCCCTGTACGGAATCTATTGGGATTCTTCTACTAAATGGCCTGAAGGCTTTACACCACCGCGGAGCGAGCCGGAGAGCAATTAAAACGGCAACCGTTAGCGTTTTAGCCGAAAGTGTTTTTGCAAGCCGTCAATTTCTTAGAGCCTGGCTCGTCGCAAAACGACGTATAGACAGAGCGCAGCGCGTCATCGCCCGTTTTCCCGTTTAGGAGTTTTGGCAAAAAGAGGTCACTCTCTTCAAAGCCTTGAAACTTTTGGGCAAACAAAATCCAGCTCACCTTAGAGCTGCAATTTGCAAGAGTGGCATTTTGCAGAGGCCCCTCGTCAAGGATCGGCGGCTCCTGTGCAGCGCCATTCCCGTTTGCTAATTCATCGGTGTAAGCATCTCGAGCGGCGCTTTCACCGGCCACAGCGTCGGAGTAAGTCTTGAAAGCATTGAAGCAAGTTTCGTCGGTCGGTTTAAATGTTGTTGTAGTCGGGCCCTGAGTCGTTGAGGGTGGGGCCTGAGTCGTTGTAGTTGAAACTGGAGCGGATTCGTAGACCGCCTCCTCCTCTGGGGAAACAAGGGAAGCAATATTACCTATAAGCATTAAAAGGAAAAAAGCGGCTATAGCAATAACCCACCATTTTTTGTAAAAAGGCTTCTTAGGTTTCTGCATCGGCTCGCTCAAGGGTTGCTCCTATTGTTGGAAACTGAAGCCAAAACCTAGCCCGATTAAGAGAGAGACTGCATCAAAGGGCCCTAAAAGTTACGGCCCTAGAGTCTGATGCCGAGCTTCTGCCGGTCTTTAGGGGTAAACCCTAGAAGGCTAAGCATCGTTACCAGCTGCGAGGTCAAACCAGTAAGCGCTCGCGTATCCTGAGGGGTGCCAGTGACGTTTAAACGCTCCCGAGCTCGCTCCACTAAATCGGCGTGCTCACAAGTAGCAATAACTAGGGGTAAATCACTATCGGGGCTCAACCAAGTTGCAGCGGAGTGCCAGGCGCTATGCCAAAGCGCTCTACCTTCGGGCCCTAAATGCTCCGGCACTGCCTCTAAATCGGCCTCAGAGACAGCACGAAGCTCTAACACTGGCTGAGGCAGGGCACGCTTGCCAGGGTTGCCTAAAAGCCTTTTACGCTCATTTGGGTTGCACGGTTTTGGCATTGTTACCCGCGTTTCTCTCGACTATTGGTAACTCTGGTAGCGCGGCGATAAATCTTGTTG